GTAACTAAATTGTGCAGCTCGTTAAACTGGTCTTCTGTAGCTTTTTTCTTAACCATTTTTTAATACGATCTGGTCTAGTTTGTTTTCAATGCGTACCATGTGATCTTCCATACGAGCCAACAATTCAGCCAGTTCAGCTTTTTTTACGTAGTCGGAAGCAACTGTTAGTTCAACGCCGTCGAGTCTTCGATCAAGCGCACTGATACGTTCATGAACGCTGTTTATTCGGTTGTGTAATCTATTGTTTAATGCAGCACCACCAGCGATGACAGCGACAGCTAAACTAACAATTGTTTCACTCATTTTGTAAGGATACTATAGGTACAATGTCGTGGCACAGTACTTCAACACGACTGCCAGGTCTAAAGGTAAACCCAGCTTTCATTATTTCGGTACACTTAAGTGCACGGACAAGTTCATAATCTAACCTCATTTTAGCTTCATGTTTACGTGCAATAGCCTTACAGGTTTCAATCATGCCGCCATCTAGAGGTACGGCAAAATTCAATTGTACGCCATAGTTATTGCTACGTACATAGCCAGTATAATCATGAGGAATAGTATCGTTGCCCATATAAAACGGGCTAAACTGCATTGTTGATCCATTACAACTATTGTTGGGACCAAAGTATTGACGAGACGGTGCACCATTGTTTTGGAATTGCACAGCCTGATTAGTTACATTACCTGTAGCTGCTGCCACAGGACTTGATGTATTTTGAACTTTTGGGTCTTCGTTAGCAAACGTTGGGTTTACTGAGAGAAGACCGACAAGGATGTAGTAGTAGAGGTTTGATCGATTGTTTCTGTGATGTCGATTGTTTCGACTACCCCGGCTGCACGAGTCACTACTTCCAATTGGAACTGTTCCCCAGCATTGGTTACAGAATAAGTTGTAGAATCGTCCAAAATATCCCCACTTGGGGTTACGTTTGTTCCTGACCATGATGAGTAATCACCACCCATGATCTCGGTTTCGATTGTTCGTTCGATGTCAATGGTGGTCGTAGTAGTGGATTGCATTGACCCCTGTGTAAAATTAGGAGTCACTTGAGCCGCCGCAGGGCTAGCTAACATCATTAACAAAATAAGACGCTTCATTCTTCTTTCTTTTTAGATTCAGGAGGTTTAGGATTCGTTCTATTGTTAGATGTAGTCAGTCCAAAAGTAGCAAGCGCCCCAGTAAACACACTAGCTACGAAGGTTATATCACCACCGCTTTGACCTTTTTTAATCATTGGCAGGTCAACGTAATTAAGAGTGATGATAAAACCACTCCATACGACAACACCTAAACGTACAAAAGTACCAAGGATTTGTAATTCATCCTCAGTATTTTCTTTTACTTTATTCAAGAAGCTTTTTGTTCCTTCTTTTTTGTCAGTTTGTTCCATGCTTGTTTAAATACTGGTTTGAGTACCATTACAATATATTTGAACAATGACGTAGCAGTAAGGGTAGCGCCAACACTAATAAATGCTGTCGTAGCTGCAGTTGTCATAATAGTAGTTGTAGGCATTGGTACTTCAATGTCTGTAAATGGTATCTCTACTATTTGAGCTTCAGGAGGTAAATTTATTTTTGGTTGTGTTGTAGGAGCAGGTTTAGATTCTTTTTTTGAAGCTTCTTCAGATGGTGTACTTCCCTTTACACCAGGAGGTGGCTGAAGTGTGTTAGGAGGGACCACAAGAGGTTTGTAATTAGGTAACTCAGCCCGTGGTACCTCCAACACCATTTGCGGCAGCTCAGGCGCTGCTGGGAGGGTTATAGAGGGAAGCTGTGGAGGATCACTCCAGGGGTCCACCGAAGAGACCGCGTTCGATAAACGCTACAGCTTGATCATCAACTGTGTTGTCTGTTTGTTCAGCAAGTTTGGTCAAGAGATCAACGATAAGACGCTTAACCTTGTCAGAGTTGATAAATGAAAAAAGGATTGGACGGATAAGGGTGATCATAATCATTCAGTAGGAAGTACAGCATTACCAGCGGTAATAGCAGCATTAAAAGGTTCAAGATCTTCTGTAGTCCAGAAGTCTCTTGTAAGCATGATTTCAAGGTGCCTTACATTGCGACGAACATCGTCAATTTGCTGTTCATCACGCTCGTCCAAAGCGACAAGTTCGTTAATAAGTGCAACACTATGACCAGCGGCTGTGTAGTGTTGAGCGATTTGTTCAGAAGTAGGTGTAGAATTAGAGGACATTTTGTTTAAGAGTTTCGATTTCAGATTTAAGATCTTTAATAGCCTGTACAAGGATAGGAATTAATTTTCCGTATGATGCTTCGAGACGATCAGGATTGTCATCTAACACCAAACCAAGGTAATCAGCGTTGACGTCTGATTGTGCTGACTGCAAATCTTGTGCAATAAAACCAGCATCATAAGTTCCATCCTTGCAGTTGCCATCACGAGTGTCCCATTTAAATTTAACGGGACGAAGGGTATCAATAAATTCAAGACCGAGAGACAGGTCTTCTACTTCAGTCTTGTCACGACCATCAGACAGGCTGCTGATTGTTTGTTGATTACAACGCAAAGAACTTACAAAGACGTTGCCAAGGGTTACTTGGTTAGAAGAAGTTGCAGAACTTGGTTTTGCGTCGTATCCAAGGCTTGTGTTATTTGAACCAGTGGTAAGGTTTTCTGCAGCTTGGTGTCCAAGTGATGTATTGGTACTACCTGTTGTAGCTAATTTTGCTGCATTCGCGCCAATAGCAACGTTGTAATAACCACTTGTTACAGCACTATTCGAGTTGTATCCTACGGATACGTTTTGATACCCAGTAGTGTTGGAATCCATCGCTTGGGATCCGACTGAAGTGTTGTAAGTTCCAGTCGTTGTGCTTTCACCAGCCCAAGCACCAATGCCAACATTGCCGGTTGCAGTGGTATTTTCTTCACCAGCGTACAGTCCAATGAAGACATTTTTATCTCCAGTAGAAGTATTTTTTCCAGCGTGATAACCAACAGCTACGTTATTACCGCCAGTGGTGGAATACAACGCTTCATCACCAACAGCGACATTCCCGCTTTGATATTGATTGGTATGTAGTGCTTGATTGCCAATAGCAACATTTGAACCACCGGTAGCAATGTTATACCCGGCTTGACGACCAAGCGCAACATTATCGCTTCCAGTGCAATCCATCAAGGCGCCAGAACCTACGGCAGTGTTATACAAGCCGCTTGCGTTTGTATACAACGCATAAGAACCAATTGCAGTGTTTTCATGTGCGCCAACAATGTTTGCCCCAGCGTTCTTACCAACTGCGGTTAAAGCAGTTCCAGTTGTGCAGTCTTCACCTGCGCTATCACCAACAAAAGTGTTGTTATGACCTGTGGTATTTGAGTAACCTGCTTTATAACCAATTGCAGTAGTGTGATCCTCTTCGTTGTACCTTAAGGCATAAGCACCGATTGCTGTGCAGTAGCCGTCATTGCTGCCGTTTGAGTTTTCACGCAACGCCTCGTAGCCAACAGAAGTGTTGCTGTAGCCACCATTGTTTCTGAATTGACTTTCATAACCAATAGCTATATTACTATTACCTGTTTGATGTGTTTGCATGGCCGACTGTCCAATTGCGACATTTCTATCAGAAGTAGTGTTGTCGTTAAGGGCCTGACTACCAATCGCAATGTTGTAGTCTCCAGTCGTGTTGGATCTTAATGCATTTTGACCAACCCCAACATTTCTTTGGCCGGAAGTGGTATAATATAGTGCATCATAACCAACAGCAACGTTGTAACTACCGTTGGTACTTGTGAACATGGCAGCATTACCCAAAGCAGTGTTAAAACTACCACTGCTGGTAATGTTATTAAGAGCCTGAGAGCCTACACCGATGTTTCCAGATCCAGTGGTCGTATGCGGTGGACCGCCAGACGCAGTGGCAAGTGTGATGTTGCCATTAGATGAGTTATAGGTAAGGACTTGTCCGTTAGACGCACCAGACTGCAATCCAGGAATACGCAGTGAAGTAACACTAGAGTTACCTAAGGTAATTTCGTTAGAAACAGTTGCTGAAGATGCGTATGCACCGTTGCCTAAACAGGTATTATTACTACCAGTTGTAATGTTGTAGCCAGAAGTTCTGCCGATAGCAGTGTTGTTTGAACCAGATGTTTGTTGATACAAAGACAGGTTTCCAACTGCAGCATTTTCAGTTCCCGTTGTATTTAAACCTAATGCAGATTGACCACAAGCGGTGTTGTTATTTGCTGTACTGGTAAGTAGAGCATGATGACCCACTGCAGTGTTGGAAGCGCCAGTTGTTAAAGCACCTAGAGTTCCCTTACCAACACCAACGTTGTAGTCTCCAGTTGTATTTACATCGCCAGATTCGTGACCAACAAAAACGTTGTAATCACCGTGTGTGTTGCTTTCACCCGCCGACGTTCCAACAAAAACGTTTTGTTGGCCTGAGTTATTCGCGCGACCTGCTTTATAACCAATAGCGGTGTTATCACTAGTTGTGCTACTTGTATAAAGTGCTTGATAGCCAAGTGCTGTGTTGTTACTACCAGTAGTCAAGAACGCGTTGGCTTCATGACCTAGACTAACGTTGTAATTACCAGTTGTTACCCTGTCCATACAAGCAGAACCAACGGCTGTGTTAGATGCGCCGGTGGTGTTTGCACGGCCTGATTGAAAACCGATAAAACAATTATTTGCACCTGTAGTGTTGTTATAACCAGCCTCATGACCTATAGCTGTAAGGTTGGTTGCGCTAGTTGCTGTCTTACCGGCTTGATATCCAACGCAAACTACAGGAGTAGTAGCATTGAGAGCAGCCTCATAGCCAACGGCAGTGACGTAATTACTAGCTGCAAATCTTCCTGCTCGGTATCCGATTGCAGTTGAACCATTGTGAGTTGTATTACCATTTCCTAAGGCATTAGTACCTACCGCTACGTTTTGATCGCCTGTAGTGTTGTTGCTAAGAGAAGAACCACCAACGGCAACGTTGTTAAAACCAGTGGTGTTGCTATTTAGGGCGTTTCTACCGAAGGCTTCGTTTCCAG